CTTCTTCATCCTTGAGAGCACAACAAAAGCACAGGTGTTTAAAGATACTGGCAAGGACGTTGATTATGCTGGAGAAGAATATCCCGATGTCGTGTCTCTCTATGGTATGGACAACAACTACAACAACGAAAATGAGAAGGTCACGAAAATAACCTGCTGGTACAAGGATGATGAAGGCGACATTGGAAAGTTTAGCTGGGTGGAACGAACGGTTCTTGAAGACTATCCGCAATACTTCTACCGCCGCCTTGATCGTTGTACAGAGTGCGGCGCGGTCAAGGACATAGAAACGTTCGATCAAACAGGAGCATGTGGCGCATGTGGAAATAAACGCTTTAAACAATCCATTGAGACTGAGGAAGAAGTTATCCTAGAAACAAGGATTGGCGATGGATCAGTAGTTATGCCAGGAGAGAAGATACCCTACTTCATCCCTAGTTGCTATCCCTTTTCGATACGCATCAACGTCCCAAAAAACTTCTCCTTCGGCGGACAGTCAGACATAGACGTTGTGCGTGATCAGCAGGACACGATTAAAAAGGCTGCAACAAAAGCTGAGGACAAGATCATGAAGGGCGGAAGCGTCATTACGATGGCGGACGATCAGAAGGAACAAATCACTGATCAGACGTATCAAGTCGTTCGTATGACATTCGCGCAAAAACAAATATTTGATGTTAAAAACCTTCAAACTGACATCTCGCATGAATTGACCTGGATAAACGACTCCTACAAAAAGGCCCAGTCGATGCTTGGCATTACCGACAGCTTTCAGGGTAAGGAAGATCCGACAGCTAAGTCCGGCGTTGCAAAACAGATTCAGGTACAGCAGGCTAGTGGTCGGATGCAGTCCAAGGCCAAGAACAAATACGAGGCATTCAAGGAACTATTTGAGATCATATTCTGGTTCAAGCTTGCGTTCTACGATGAGCTTAGACCATACCTTCCCAAAGATCAGGAAGGCAAGAATATGCTCCAAGTGTTTGACAAGTACGCTTTTGTATTGCGGGATGCAGAAGGTAAACTGTATTACAACACGGACTTTATATTCAGCGCCGACAGTGCCCAAGGGTTGCCAAAGGATAAAATATTCGTGTACAACCAGGCGAAAGAGATGGCTGCTGCTGGTCTTATTGATCAAATTCAATTCTGGGGCATCATGGAGCAAATTGGGTTCCCGAATGCAAAGATGATCAAAAAGCAGCTTGAAGAACGCCAACAGATGCAGGAGCAGCAACAAGCACAGCAAATGGAGATGCAACAACAGCAGGAAATGATCAATCAGCAGAATGCAAACACGATGTCATTCGATGACGAAGTTAAATCAATGCCGGGGCCAATGAGGGATATGTATAATAAACTTCCTCCAGAAGCAAAGGCGGAGATTATGAGACAAGCAGGACAATAGAGCAGGCCGTTTCCAGTCGTGGAGCGGCCTTTTCTTATGCCAGTTTAAGGAGAAAGGCGGTGAGCACATGAAAAATGACAACTACAAAATCCCTAATCAGTCGAGCGCTATGGTCAAGGCTCCTAAAAACATCATCAAGGACACTAAGAGACCAAAGGTAGCGCGTGGCGGTGATCTACGTTCCAAAGGCAGCAGATAACACTCGGAGAGACGAGAATTCGCGTGAGATCGCGCAAAAAACTCTTTATGGAGGTAAACGATGACAGACGAAATAGAAGTGCAAGAAGAAGTAGTCGAGACGGCTGTAGACGCAGCGGAAGAGGAAGTCGCGAATCCTCAAACTGATGATAATGAGGTCTTGGAAGAAGGCGAAAACGATCCTGAACCCGCCAAGCAGGAGCAAGACCCAAAAATAAATGCAAAGTTTGCCGAGATGCGCCGGAAGGTTGAAGAAGCGGAACGCAAGGAGCGAGAGCGTGACGCATGGGTTGAGCGCAACTATGGCAGTCAAGGCATCAAAACATGGGACGAGTACCAGACGGCGATTGAACGTGATAAGGAACGTGCTTATTACGAGGAACGCGGACTTGATCCCGATGTGGTAGATGAAGCTATCAACAAAAAGTTGGAGAGTCACCCTTCCATATTGGCAGCTCGCCAACGCGAACATGAGGCTTTCCAAGCTTCTCAGATGGCGAAACTGAATAAAACCTATGGTCTTGATGTAAAGTCGCTGGACGATATCAAAGACCTTCCAAACGCCGATGCCATGATTCAAAAGATTATGTCAGGATACGAGTGGGACGAGGCTTATCTAGTTACCCATCAGGAGCACATAGCGCAGAATCTTGCCTCAAAAGCAAAGCAATCTGCAATTAACAACCAACAGTCTAAAGCGCACATGAAATTATCTAAAGGCGGCGGAGATGTCGATACATTCACGCCCGATCCCGGAGAAGTTGAGGTATTCCGAAAAATGTTCAGTAAAGAACTTCGATCCGGAAAAATGAAGGAAGCGGACATTATCGCTCATTTGAAAAAATCAAAAGGAAAATAGGAGGTCTCTATATGGCGGGTTTTATCCCAGTAAAAAGCATGGACGGTGCATCTGATCCGTTTGAATACGGTTTGATGACCGACTCTGAGGATGTAGTCCTTGGTGAAACTCTGAAATACACAAGCGGCAGGCTTACAAAGGCATCCGGTACAGATACGCCAGAGGTTGTAGCGTTGGCTTCTGCTGATGCTGGCACAAATGTACGAATCCCATTCGTTCGATTGGATGATCAGCGCGAATTTGAAGTGAAATCGTCAGCAACCGTAGCGGCGACGCTGATTGGTAGCAAGGTAACAATTGGCACTGACGGATTGACTGTAACGGCAACCACTACAAGCGGAGTATTCCTTGTATCCGCTACAGACGGAGCAACAACAACTTCTACAGTTAGAGGCTATTTCAAGAGGTGAGTCCAGTATACCGACGATAGTATATTTGGTTAATTTGCATTTAAAAATATCTAGGCACGATAGCAGGGCGGTTATCGCACCTGCTTTTTTGTTGCCCAAATTGGGGGAAAGAATATGGCAGGCATCGTATTTAACAAAGCTTCCGGCCTTAACGATTCCATTTTTGGTAAATCGCAAGAGCCGATTAAGGTAATGATTGAGCAAGGCGTGGAGGCATTCCAGCAGTATTCCATCGTTGACAATGTCTTTGTAATGGACGAAACCAGCAATTTCGCTGAGAAGTACACATCCGAAACGGCGCTGGGTGACTTTGAGGCTGTAGGTGAGGGCGCGGCCTATCCACGGAACACATTCCAAGAAGGATATTCCAAGGTCATTGAGCCAGAAGAATGGAAAAACTCCTTCGAGGTTACTCAGCAAATGATCGAGGATTCCAAGTTTGGTAAGGTTCGTCAGCGGGCTAACCAATTCACGTTGTCTTATAACCGTGGCCGGGAGAAGTTCGCAACCTCCCTTCTTAACCTGGGAACAAGTACGACGATGCAATTCGGAAAAAACAACTTTGGATTTAATATCGCTGCTGCTGATGGAAAGGCACTGTTCGCAACGGATCATCCTTCCATTACTGGAGGCGCTACAGCACAATCCAACTACTTCGGAAATCCGTTCTCTTACGACGCATTGTCATACGTTGAAGAAGCCATGCAAAAGTTTACCGACGATGATGGAAATTACCTGAACGTTATGCCTGATACGATCATCATTCCGGCAAATGCACGAATTAAAAAGCTGGTATTCGACGTTATCGGCGCTGATGAAGGTGCTCCTGGTACGGCTAATAACTCCTTCAACGTTCAGTGCGGACGGTGGAACGTTATCATGTCGCCATACCTCAACAATGCATCTGGAATCACAGCGGGAACGGATACGTGGTATCTGATGGATTCGACATTCAATGAGGCTTATTACGGCCTTGTATGGCTTGAGCGTGTGGCATTGACGGTTAAATCGTATATCGACGAAAACACCGACAACAACGTATTTAAAGCTCGTACACGTTACGGCGCAGCTCCAAACAACTGGAGAGCTATCGCAAAGGTTAATCCAGGTCTCGGCACTGTGCTGGGCGCATAGGAGGGATACCATGACAAGTTTTAAAAATGCTGATGGTACTGGAATTGTCATTGCTGACGGTTTCAGTACCGGAACAGAGAGCACGCCATTTCCAAAAGTTGCGGTGAGCACAGCGGTTACGTTTAACCCTCCTTCTCTAGCTACTGGTGCTTTTGCAGAAGCGGACGTAACGGTTACAGGAGCAGTGCTGGGTGATTCCATTCAACTGTTCCCACCGTATGACACACAGGGCATCATCTATCAAGGTTCCGTTGCTTCGGCCAACACCGTGACGATTGCGCTAACAAGCTGCAACTCCGGTACTGTTGATCTCGCATCTGGATCATGGGGTGTGGTTGTGTGGCGGAGGTAAACGACCAGATTTCAGAATGGAAGATTGGGTCTAGGGGTAATATGCCTCAGATGGACAAGCTCCCTTTCATCGCGGCCCAACGTCAAACGGATAAAATGACGGATGATCAAAAACGCGGAGTGCAGTTATGGAACATGATGCGGCAGCGTCTGATTGATACCGGACAAATGGAGGAAAAACGGGGGGGCTAATGCTCCCCTTTTTCTGATTGGAGGGGATATGCTTGTACACATTGGAAGAATTACAACGAAATCTCGTGAAGATTGAACATCACTTGTTATATCACTTGATCATGGAGCAGAAAGAAACCAATCGTTTGCTCCAATCACTACAACCAAAAAGTGAAACAACAGATGAACGTGAAAAACTGGTTAAAAAAATGTACGAATTGCAGGAACGTCCTCGCGGCTGGAATAAATGGAGCACGGATAAAATGGCTGAATATTTGAAGGAGGTATCTTAGTGAGAACGTCGATTGATTCATATACAAGTGGGGCTAATATTACGCCGGATGATGATGTAATTATTGCCACAACAAAAGCTGTCATGGTATCTGCAACAGGTGATTTAGCAGTTGAGATGGAAGACGGCAGCCAAATTACAATCACGGATGCGATAGTCGGCAAGGATTACCGTATAGCAGTACGAAAAGTGCTTGAAGCAACCACAGCGACGGGCGTTATCGCGCTGTATTGAGGTGATGATATGCCAACAGTAGCAGAAACCATAACAAAAATAAGAAAAAAATATCCTAACGCTTCGTCCGATGCGGATATCGTGGAGATGATGGACAATCTGCAAAAAATCATTTTCCGTAAAATGAAGATGCCTAGCAGCATTACCTACGACATTATTGCAGATACCTATGCTTTTATCGTAGGCATTAAGCCAAGGATGATATTCGATGTGTTAGTGGATGGCGTTTCCTACGCTAAAAAACAATTAACAGGCGGATCGACGGGAAATAGTCACTACTATTCGTTCATTGATGATTATATGACCATCTACCCTACACCGACGCAAGACGGTACGCTTACGATTTACTTTTATATTACCCCTACTACTTTAACCGCTTCAGATACGTCAGCAACCCCGGATTTGGACGAGGATTTTCACGACCTATTGATGTATGGGGTGTGCAAGGAACTGGCGGAGAATGACCAAAGGTACGATGTGGCGTCAGGTTTTGCAATCCAATACAACGAGCTTGAATCCGAGCTTGCTGAGTTATTTGAAATCTTACCAGAGCCGGAAACGGTTCTAAGTGAATCGGGGTGGTAACGTGGTTGTGAAGGTATCGGAACAGATTAATAGGCAGAATAATACGGCATACAACAATAAGTTTTGGGGAGATGCCATGTATAACGCTCCTATTTATGGCGTTGTTCCTGGTGGATCTGATGTAACAGATGCCTTACAAGCATTGATTGATAAAGCTATATCAGAAGGAAGGAGAGCCATATACTTCCCATCTGGAGAGTATTATGTAACTTCTCTTACTGATGATGATAAAGTTGACTTTTTTGGAGATAACGCGACTTTTATAGGCGGATATTCAGGAACCGTCCGCCAAATTGGCGATTGGGCTTCTACTGCACAGTTGGCGGATATTGCGATTAATGTAAGAACCTTCGGAGCTGTAGGAGATGGGTCCGATGAGACCCTGAAGATTCAAGCGGCAATTAACGCAGCTGGTCCGAATAGCCAGATTATCGGCGAACCAGGTAAGACTTATATTGTTCGGCAATTGCTTGTAAATAAAACGGATCTTACAATCAGCGACATTTCACTAAAGCTTGCAAATGGCAATAACACTTGGGTTGGCGTTATCAAGATTATTGGTACACGAGAACAGCCTGCCAGCAACATTACGTTAAGAAACATAAACATTGACGGAAACAGGACTAATCAAACGGGCATTCCAGTGAACAATCCCACAGAAGCACGTACAGGAATAGCTATAAATGGCGTGGTGTCCAATGTTTTAGTTGAAAATTGTGTATCTAACTATAACGCTGGCGACGGAATTTGGATATACAGTAGGATAGCTAACGGGGAAATGTCGGGAACAACCCGAACTACAGATAGCGATCCGTGCTTCCGAAACATTAAGGTCATAAACTGCACATTTTCGTACAATCGACGACACGGAGGAGCCCTTGACAGCCTGTATGGAGCAGTATTCCAAGACTGTACGTTTACAGATAACGGGAAAGATATCAACGGCGGTGCAACAGATGGGGATAAAGGGGAAACGTACAACGGAAATTTGTATGGGACAGGCTTTGATCTGGAGAGTTATGGGAATGGAACTGCATTCAGAGACATTACATTCTTGCGTTGTTCGCTATTAAATAATGCGAGTCGTGCATTAGCTATAGGCGATGCTTCGTCAAATTTTGATTACCCAGGATTTCTTCCGAGAGGATATGCTTATTTCCGGGAATGTACATTTAAAGGTCTGGATACGGAAGGAAACAGTTTCTATATATCTCCTACTATCGCTAACCGACCACGAATTCCGCGGATATTTACATCCATCAACATCAACGATTGCAATATCGACGGTAAAGTTTTGTATCAGTCAGTTGACAGAGGAGAGTTGGCAAATAACACGTTCAATACGGTTGTACTTGGATCAATAACGATAGACAACAGTAACAACTTGAGAATTTTTAATCAATTTGGAATCATTTCAGGCAGCGTATTCCAAGGGTCGAATGCGGTAGACAACTTCCTTATGATGGAGAACAACAACATGAAACGGCCCATCATATCCGTAACTGCGTTTGCCTCTCTACCTTCGACGGCAGCTAACGGAACGATTGCATTCATAGAGAGCCCGAGTTCTACATTCCCGTATGCTTGTATTAGGCAAGGTGGAACTTGGAGACCCTTGTCTCAACAAATAGGTCCGACAACAATTGTCAGCGGTACGGTTCTGGGTACTCAGAATAAATACGTGCCAATACGAGATGTAGACGGCACACTATTAGGATATATACCCTTATATTCATAGGAGGTTCGTTATGGCTCTAAAAATATCAAAAGTCATTCTGCCTAGCGACATTGAGGTTGATAATTCGTATGCCAGGATTCAATCCTTTGACGGAGACAAAGATGGTATTTCTGTTTTATTGTTTTATTACAAAGATCAAGATTCTTTTTTGAAAGGGAAGGCTCCGTTCTTACAGCAACATTATAGCTTCGTCCCTTCAGTAGCCGAAGACGCGGCTAATTATCATAAGCAGGGATATGAGTATATTAAATCACTCCCTGATTTTTTCGACGCCATCGACTGCTGAACAAACGGACCATACTGTTCACTAAGAAAGGAGGTCTATCATGCAAGTATGGCCTCAAATACGAGAGGTTGCGCCTTCCCACGTGATGCGAGAGTTCAGGGGCATCAACAAACTTGATGCTTTCTCAATCGCTGACGAATACGCAACTGACATGAAAAACTTAACATCCGACAATTACCCGGCTTTCTCCACGAGGCCGGGTTTCTCTTTGCTCGGATCAGCGTTCTCCAATCCCATATTAGGACTAGGTTCGTGGAAAAACAGCGAACTACACACTGTCTCTAACGGGCAATGGTATCGCTATACTGGAGGCGCGTGGGGATCGCTATTAAGCGGATTAAATGCCTCTGCTGACTGGTCTTTCACCAACTTCAAGGGAAATCTGACGGACATTAACCTGATCGGAGCAAACGGAACGGATGCAGTAAGTCGGTACGATGGGAGCACTGTCCAAACGTTAACCGGAGCACCTGCCAACGCAAACTACATTACAACCTACTCAAACCGTCTATTTGCGGCTGTAGGGAACACCATACACGCTTGCGAATTGAATGTACCTACCAACTGGACAACAGGCATAGACGCCGATTCAGACCCTTTTCAGATCAATGTAAACACGACAGACGGGGAAACGGTATGCGCGCTAAAGCCTGGTATTGGTCATGTCACGATATTCAAACCTAACTCGATGCACGAATTGTTTGGTGAGGACATTTCAAACGTCCGCATTGAGACAATCGACCTCGAAGTTGGGGCCATCAATAACCAATCTGTGGTTACGCTAAACGGCATTCTATTCATCATCCACCGTACAGGCATCTACCGTTACGGAGGCGGCACACGACCTTCTAGGGACTTCTCGCAGCCTGTTCAATGGTACATTGACAACATGAATACGACAGCGAGGAACAAATGTGCAGCCGGAACGGACGGACAGAAGCTTTATTTCAGCATCCCAATGGATTCATCGACTACCAACGACACGGTGCTAGTATACGACCCTAAATTCGATATGTGGACGGTCTGGAAGGACTTCACCACGCTCCATATGGCAACATCAACGTTCAATATGTACATGGGTATGCAGGATGGCCGAGTCGTTCAGATGGGCGGAATAACGGATAACGGAGCGCCGATAGCCTGGGAACGAATATTCAAGCCGATGGGCTCCATGTCCCTGAATAAATTAATCCGCTGGTTCAAGCTATGGTTCTTGGCAGACGTACCATCAGGAAGCACGTTTAACGTCTACCTAAGCCCATCAGCCACGGGAGACAGTGATTGGACGTTGGTAGGTTCTATCCCGTCTAACGCAGGCTATCAGAGCGCCAGAATCATCCTTACGCCTACCCAGATCGCCAATGCCAACTATGTACGGATGAAGATAGCTGGCGTAGGCCCTGCAACGTGCTACGAAATTGATAGAGATCAACGGGAATTTCCGCTCGTTTAGAAAGGGGATTGATTATGGGTACAATAGCATTGCCTTCATTGGATTCTATCCTGCAAATTAAAGACCCGAACAAACGGTTCGAGGAACTGGTTAATACAATGGGCATTCTGATTAAGAACCTCTCGGAAATCAACGGATATATTAACTCCAAAAACATCCGTGTAGAGGGAATCGAAGCTAGAAACATCAAGACAAATACAATTACTGCGGACAAAATGAATGTTGCTGAACTATCTGCTATTTCAGCAAATTTAGGTCATATCATTGCCGGGATGATCGAAACTGTAACGATGATTGGTTCGGAGATTTACGGAACTCTCATTTCCACCAATCAGTTTGACTACCCTAGAGCGGTTATGAGTAACACGGAAAACCTGTTTGGTGCTTATCTGTCCCCCACAAATGGTGTTGAGGTTAGACCTGCGGGATGGAATGGTGTTCCAGCACTGGCGCTTTCACGGTCAGATGCGTTAACAGATGCTTT